ACGATAGTAAGACAATCTCTCCCAAGTATAAAGGGTTCAGTCCTACGCGACTTTGTGGACATACTTTCCCGCCTCGGGATATATTCTGAAGATAATCACAATAAGACAGAGCAAATATATCAGCTTAATGGTAACGTGGTCGAGTTCGTTAGTGCTGATCAACCACAAAAGATTCGAGGTAGGGCTAGAACCTATTTATTTTGCAATGAGGCCAATGAACTTAGCTACGAAGCATGGATGCAACTTATCATGCGTACAGAAGGTAAGATAGTGATTGACTACAACCCATCGGACATCTCCTCATGGATTTACGATGATGTGATTCCAAGAGACGATGCTGATTTTTATATTACTACTTTTAAAGACAATCCTTTTCTACCAAAAGAACTGGTTGACGAATTAGAGAGGTTAAAAGATGCAGACCCTAACTATTGGCAAATCTATGGCCTTGGTGAACGTGGATTGAGCCAAGACCTAATTTACCTTCATTACCGAACAACGGAAACAATGCCAGAGGGTGAGACGGTGTATGGATTAGACTTTGGATTTAACGTACCAAGTGCAATGGTGAAGGTTGTATTTTATGAAAATGCGGCGTATGTACAAGAGTTGATATACGAAACCAAACTTACTACAAATGACTTAGTGGAAAAAATTGTAGCTTTGGGCATAGATAAGTTCGATGAAATTTATTGCGATGCCGCAGAGCCAAAAACTATTGAAGAGTTGGTAAGACAAGGACTAAATGCGAAGCCAGCTAATAAGGATGTACTTGAGGGAATACGTTCCGTTAAGGCTACTCCACTATACATTCATCAAGATTCCGTAAATTTACTTAAAGAGGTAAAAAATTATCGTTGGAAAACGGATAGGAATGGTAATAAACTTGATCAACCAGTTAAGTTCAATGACCACATTAGTGATGCTATGAGATATGCAATATTTTCTAAATTAACAATCCCAAGTGTTACTTGGGGAGCAATATAACAACATGGGATTATTTGATATTTTCAAAAAGAAGGGCATCAATCCTTATCCGACAAGTGTAGTGCAAATGGTCGGAATCAATAGCTCGGTAATACAAGATTATACTGGAATAGAGTACGTAAACCAAGGTTATCTTGGCAATGCGGATGTTTATTCCATTGTAAGTTTTCTTGCGCGCAAGAGCGCGTCTATTCCTTGGTATGTTTATAAACTAAACCCAGGAGAGAAAGCAAGAACACAACTCATGCGCTATAAGCAACTCGTAAAAGGAGTTTCAAATCGTGGTGCGTTTGAGCAAGCTATTATTGCACGTAAAAACGCATACAGTGAAAACATTGTTCTTGGTACACCCTTAGCACGTCTACTCGAACAACCTAACTCTTATCAATCGCAAGATCAATTCTTCGAAAATTTATTTGGTTATAGATATTTAAGTGGTGAGGGAAACATTTATGGCAATGATGGTAAAATAGGTGGCACATTTAGTGAGCTTAATATTTTGCCTACTCAGTTCCTAGAGATTTATCCCGATCCGAAAGATGTGTATGCAATTGCTGGATATAAGTTGCAAATTGGTGCTGGCGTTGATCTACCGAAAGAGCAAGTGATGATGTGGAGAAGCTGGAACCCAGACTTCGATGCAACACGCAGAACACATCTTCGTGGATTATCTCCACTTCGTGCAGCATATAAAACGCTTCGCATGAGTAACAATGCTGCGGATGCAAGTGCAACAATGACTGGCAATGGTGGAGCGAAAGGAGCAATTACTCCAAAGCCACTTGGTAACATCGTGCCATCATTTACAATCGATCAAGCGAACGATATTAAACGTGCGGTGAATGAGAATCTAAACGGAATAGATAACAAGGGAAGAGTAGCAGTGCTGCAAACTCCTTGGGATTATTTAAATTTTGGACTTTCTAGTGTTGACATGGAGCTGGTGAACACACTCAGAATGAGTATGCACCAGTGGTGTAGAGTTTTCGGGCTTCCAGCAGTGCTTTTCGATGTTGACACATCAAGCTATAACAATTACCAAAACGCAATGCGTGATCTCATCACAAACACTATTATTCCAATGTGTTGCCAACTGCGTGATGAGTTAAATAAATTTTTGGTGCCTAGATACGGAGAGGATTATTTTATCGATTTCGATATTACGGCACTCCCAGAGATGCAGCAAGACATGGAGAGAATGGTTCGTTCACTTCGTGATGCCAATTGGTTAACAATGGATGAAAAGCGTGTTGCAATGAACTACCAAGAAAGAGAAGGCGCATTTGAGTATGCTTATATCAATAGCGGCTTAATTCCTATTGAGCAAGCAGTGATGGACTTAACGGTACCCCCAAGCGAAGAAGATGGCATGGACAACGGATCAGATAACATCGCAAACAACAGACGAGGAGATAATGAGGATAGTGATGACGAAATATCCCAAGCAGAAGAGCGAGCAGCAATGCGCAGTAGAGAAGAGGATGATGATGTCATTGAGGACAGCATATAAACAAAAGTGCATCGATGAACGCGAAGCAAAGAAGCGAATATTGGGTGAAGTTTGAAAGGATGCGTAGGCAGCTCGATGCAAAATATAGTTCTTTATTTAAGAAGGCAATTAGCAAGGACCTAGAGAAGGTAGCAAGTGATGTGAGGCTTTATGGTACTGGTGCGGCGCAAACGCTGATGGGTGCTTACGCTTGGAATGATGAGATGATGAAAATAATGATGCAGCTTTATAGAGAAGCGGCGGTTATGTTTGGAAACGCATCATTTAGAGCAGTGAGAAACATGAGTCAGAAAGCAGCCAATCCATTTGGCTTAAATGATGACTTCATTACTACCATCATGCAATTTTTGGCGCAGTATGGCTTTATGCTTGTCGCAGATATTACGCAGACAACAAAAAAGCAATTACTAGCCATAATTGGCAAAGGCGTTGCAGAGGGACTTGGTATAGATGAGATCAGTCGGCAAATCGTACAAAGTGATGAGCTAGGATATGCAATGATGAGAGCAAGAAGGATAGCAAGGACTGAAGTGATGCGTGCAAGTAACTATGCCGCAATGGAAGGCGCAAAATTGCATAACTTTGAAGTAGATAAGGTTTGGATAGCTAGTAGAGATATAAGAACTCGTAGGATTCCAAGAAACTCTTACGATCATTTTCACATGGATGGTGCAACAGTTCCTTTTAATGAGCCGTTCACATCCACTGGTAAAAAAGGAGATACGGTGCTAGCTGCGCAACCTGGAGACCCAACTGCCCCAGCAGGGTTTACAATCAATTGTCGATGTACAGTTGGTTTTGTACCGAAAAGGGATGAGAACGGAAGATTAATAATGAAAAGATAATTATGCCAATATACGCTTGTTCAAACGGCAAATATAGGATCGGAGACGGAGAATGTATGTACACTTCACGTGATAGTGCGGAGCGTGCGTATGCTGCTTATCTTGCGCAAGAGGGCGAGAAAAGTTTGGAGCTGAAAGAGGAAACATACAACGACTATCCAGAAGCAGCTACGAACAATGCTAAAAGAGCATTAAAGTGGAAAGAGGAGAATGGCAGTGATTGCGGAACATCCGTAGGTTGGACAAGAGCAAATCAATTAGCAAGTCGTGAGAAAATATCTCGTGATACCATTGCTAGAATGGCATCATTTAAAAGGCATCAACAAAACAAAGATGTGCCTTATTCAGAGGGTTGCGGTGGGTTAATGTGGGACGCTTGGGGCGGTGATGCGGGCATTAATTGGGCAATTCGTAAATTAGAGCAAATAGACAATAGAAAAAGCATGATATACAATTACAAATCATTTAACCTAGAGGTTAAAGATGTTGATACTAAGCAAGGAGTTGTAACTGGTTATTTCTCCGCATTTGGCAATGTAGATAGCGATGGCGACATAATGATGCCAGGCGCATTTAAAAGATCAATCCAAGATTGGGGGCCAGAAGGGAAAGGGAGAATTAAGCATCTATTAAACCATGATCCATCTAAACCACTTGGTAAAATACAAGTATTGAAAGAGGACGAGTACGGACTTTATTATGAGAGTAAGGTTGGTAAACACAATCTTGGTCAAGATTATATTAAGATGATTGAGAGTGGGCTTATTGCTGAACACTCAATCGGCTTTAAAACACTTAGAGAGCAAAAAAGTGGAGAAGCAAACCAAATCCATGAAGTAATGCTTTTTGAAGGATCAAGCCTTACTGCATGGGGAGCTAACGAAGCAACTCCATTACTAGGCATGAAGAATATGAATAACATTGAACAAATACAAGATCAAATCAAATCTTTTGAGAAATTCATCCGCAATAGTGATGTAACGGATGAGACAATAGATTTGTGTATGTTAAAAGTGAAACAACTCGCAGAACTGATTGAACGTATGAGTAGCACAAAGGCAGTTGATGAGACACCTTTGCAGCAAAAAGAAGAAGAGGTTCCAGTTGAGTCTTTAATAAATATTATAAACAAATTTTAAATTA